TATTATAAGAAAAATTTATACAAGATAGATAAAAAATTAGAAGATATATTATTCAGATACCAAACAAGTTTATTAACAATGAATGATGAGGAAAGACAACAATATCCATTATATAATAATAAACAAAAAGCAGAATTAATTAAACGATGGATTGATGCTAGTAATAAGTTCTTATTAAAGAACAAAAAGAAAATCAAAGATACATTTATGAAGAATATAAATAATCCAAAGACAACAACTGATAGATATGGTTGGAATGAATTATTAGTTTATGATACAAAAGTTAAAGATGCCTTTATAGTATTAGATACATTAGCTACTCCAGGTGACCACGAAGGATTGGAAAAGAGTTTGAAACATGTTAAGGGAATATTGAAATCATATGTTAAAGGAAAAATATACTCGGGGTTTTCAGATGTAGCTAAGAAGTTTATTAAACAACGAGGTGGTAAGGTATGATATATTTAAACACCTTGTTAGCAGAAGCTAAACTCAAACTAAACATCCCATCCGATATAAAGAAACTCCACAAATTATTTAAGAAGAATGGTAAACAACTTTATGTAGTTGGTGGTGCTGTTCGTGATGCTATTCTTGGTAAGTCACCTAAAGACTTTGACTTAACCACAGATGCTAAACCAGATGAGGTAGAGAAGATAGCAAAAAATGCTGGATTAAAATCCATACCCGTTGGTAAAGCTTTTGGGGTGGTGAATGTTGTAGTAGGTTCAAATGAATATGAAATAGCAACATTCAGAAAAGATATAGGTAAGGGAAGAAGACCTGATGCTGTTGACTTCACAGATATCAAGGGTGATGTTAAGCGTAGAGACTTAACCATCAATGCTCTGTTCTACGATATAGGTAAGAAACAAATTGTAGATTTAGTAGGAGGAATAGCTGACTTGAAGAAAAAGAAAATCAGAACTGTTGGTAAAGCTGAAGAACGATTTGATGAAGACCCACTTCGTAAACTTCGAGCCGTTAGGTTTGCTGGTTCCGTTCATGGGAGGATGAGTAAAGATACTTGGAGTGCCCTCAAACAGAACTCCGATATATCAGGAGTGAGTGCGGAAAGAATAAGAGATGAATTTATCAAGGGTGTCACCAAAGCTAAAAAAGTTCCCAACTATTTTAAAATGTTAAGAACATTAGGAATGTTTAAACAAATTTTTCCTGGATTAAGTGTATTATATGGCAATTTAAAAACCAATGATTACAAATTACAGATTGCATATATGTTACAAACTAATGGAGCTGATAAGGTTAGAGATAAATTAAAATCATTAAAGTATCATAACCAAGAAGTTAATGATATATGGTTATTGATACATATGTCAAAACCAATACAAGTAATCAAAGACTTACCATCATTTAAAAAGTTACAAGGTAATAGTAAGTTAACCACATCACAAGTTAAACAATGGTCTAATATCAATTCTAAACATATAATTAAATTATGGAATTGGAAGTTGTCCGTTACAGCAAAAGATGCTATGGATAAGGGATATTTAAATCAAGGTATTGGAAAATATATTAGACAAAAAGAAGAGGAATTATTTATTTCTTCTTAGGTGGTTTGATACCCGTTCCTTTAAATAACTCTTCATATGTATAACCCTCTTCTATACTATTAATTCTTTCTCTTTCATCATAATACAATTCAAATCTTTCCTCATCAGTAAGTTCAGGGTCGTCTTTTAACATATCTTCTATTTCTTCAAGAGTACAATGTTCAGCTATATCTTCAAATTTTGGTTTCCATTCTTTACCTTCTTTATCTTTTCTATCCTCTTCAGGTTTACTTTTAGGATTCTTTTTGTAGTATTCTTTTTCCCACCCTCGTAAGAATGCATCGAATTGATCTACAAGTTTTTCATATTCTTCATCTGTCATCTCAGGTAAATTCCAATCCATAAATGTTTCATCTACATAATCATCTCTTGATTTTTTCTTTGGTTTTTTTGGATCATCTTTAGATTTTCTAAAGTCTTTCATAGTCATAACATTATAAGAGTTAAGTAATTCATTGATAGCCCAAGTACAAAAGTTTACTTGATGATGTGCATCTGTAGTATTTGATTTAGCTGCCTCAAATTGAATTTCATCGAGAAATTCAATCAAGTTCTTAATTGTGTCATTTGATATTAATCTATATTTCATAATTAAACTCCTATGTTGTTACCTTTACTATAAATATAATTCTAAAAGCGGAAAGGGAAAAAAATTTTATTTCCGTATATATTCTTTAACAAGTTTGTAGCCATTGAGATATTCAAGTAGCAAGTCGGGTTTATCGAGAGCTTCAAACTTATATTTCCTGTGAAACCCATTATGACATTTAATACACATCACTACTCCATTACCTTTGTCATATCTCTTCTTGGGAAACTTCTTCCAACTATATATGTGATGTGCGTGTAATACTCTTGTTGTCTTTCTTTTCTTGTTACACTTAACACATACATAATACTTACTTAAACCGACTTTCCTTTTGTTGAGTTCAAAAACCATTTTACGCCAAGTCTTATATCTTAACTCACCGCTACTACTCTTCCATCTATTTCCTTTTTTGAACTTCACTATACTTATGTGCTCTCATTAATTTAAACATTCGATATGTAAGTATTTTATTATATATCCATTGAATTATTTTATTCACTACTCATACTCCCATGCTTCTTTGGCATTCCATACTTGTTCACTCTGATGTAAACCATCTTATCTATTGAACATACAACTCTATCTGCCTGAAGACTTCTAACATCACACGCCAATGTACAAGATGTATTACCTATTTCAACTGTTTGCATTCCTATCTCTACCACATCACCTTCTAATACTGGAAACTTAAAGTCTATCTCTGATATATACTTCGTTACTATCAACCCAGTTTGTAGTTCTAACGCTGCGTGGATACCACCCTCTTCATCAATCCACTTTAATAATTGTCCACCATGTAAAGTTCCTCTTGGATTCAAGTCAGCAGGTGTTACTAATTTTCTTGTTAAAAATTTCATTACATTCTCCAGGGTAAGATAGTTAATCCTATTAGATTAAGAAAGTATTCTATTATATAGAATCCTATACCACCAACTACTATTTGATATACCCACCATTTCCAACCTTCTAATCCTAATGCCCATTTACGAAGTGGTGAGTTCATTGCCCATTCATATAATTTCTTTTCTATTTTTTTCATTTACTATCCTCAATGTCAAAGTTCTCTTTTAAAAATTTCTTACAATGACCCATAGCCATATTCATACTAATCTTACAATTCCTATCATAAAAAGAAAGTAACTTTATAGCTTCACCTACAACCTCTTTAACTAATTCAGTATGTGTATCATTACCAGTATAATTTAATTCAATACCATCTTTGTTTTTATATTTATTCATTCTAATTTCCCTTTCCTATAAAAAACCCACACTCCAATATTAAGTGTTCCTATTATTATATTAAACATGTTTCCTTCTATTCCCCATAAGTACATATTATATAATCCTATAAATAAATTTAACCACGCTGCATATTTCCTTCCTTCAATTCTTTCTTCCTCTGTCATTTGTCGGCTCCAACATTATTATATCAGACTCATCAGTATCTCTTGATTTAGGATAAGGTAAGGTTTCGTGTTTAAGAGTCTTCAATATTTTTTTCTTATCTTTTTTACCAGCAAGTATATAAACATACCTATGTTTCTGTAATTCTTTTCTTATCCAAAAAGGTTTATCTACTTGTTTCTGTATTTCCTTTGGGTCGTTTGTTTTGTAATAAGGGAATATAGTTCTTCCATGTATCCATCTACCATCTTCTTCAAACTTAAATATCCAACCATCATTCCAACGATTGTTGTTTCCTTGATAAATCCAATTCGTTGCTTGATAGATTGTTCCACTGTGTCCTTCAACAGGAGAAGCATAAGATATAAGAGCTTTTATTTCAGGTTTGTTTTTCCGTAACCAATTAAAGGATTGGGATATAAACCAACTTTCTATATTACTACCATACCCGTCATGTATAAATAGTCTTGTCAACTCTAAAACTTCCGTTCTTTTTATCTCATCCGAAATAGATTGTCCAGTTAATCTACCAATTGGATCTCCATATACTATAACACCAATCATCTTCTCTTCAGCCTCATCAAAGAAACTATGTTCCTTACCTGTATCAATAAACAAACCTAATGCTACTGAACACTTTGTCCATAGTTTAGAGTAATGGTATTTAACAACCATCTTCTTAGCCGTTGGTTTATCTATTTGTCTAATGGA